TTTTTGCATCCCTTTTGAATCTTCTTTTTGAACATCCCTGACGGATTTAATCAAGTCTCCATAGTCACCGCTGGTGAAATTTACCGCGAACACAGGAGTAATGAATAAGGAATGAAGTTCGATTAGAGTGCTCCTTTTGTTGTTTCTAAGAAACTCATTGTGATGTGAAGCTCATTGGCGGCGTTCGCCGTTATTTTAATCAAGTCCGACTCCTCCAAGACTAAAGGCTGTGATAAAACTTCATAGGTAGTATCAGTAGTAATAGTCTTGTCATTGGTAATTTTATAGGTTGCTGAAGCGCTGCTGTCCGTCCATTCTATGGTATACTCGGTGGTGTTTGCAGAATCATTGCATATGATAATGGATTTAATTACAGCCGTGGTTGGAAAAACAGGAGGTAAAGCTCCTGGATTAGCCGTCGGAACCGTGTAAATGGTCGTGGGACCAGTAGTGGTCATGTCTAGGGCAGCGTTTTTAAAGGTATCAGCCAAGGAACCAACTCCTTCCGCTACTTTCCTCTACCAAGTCCTGTTTGTAGGAAGTGTTGAGCAGTAAAATAATTTGTTCAAGAAGGCGCATTAATTGATCCGTTTGAGCGGGGGAATATTCAAGTGTCGCATTAGGTAAACGTGTTATTGTAATTTTAGGCATTATCTTCTTCCATCTGGTCTGAGTTGCAGTTTCATGGAACCTAGTCTCCAGTTCGTGTCATTAATAGCATTGGATACAAAAGCGAGACTCACGGACCTTCCTCTTCCACGTACATCAATTTTTTGCGTTGAAGATGTGACGTTTCCTGTTGTTGTTACATTAGCTCCTGACTGTGGATATTGCTCCAGAGTTAACGTAACAGCAACATTATTTGTTAGATTAGTGAAATCAGGAACGAACTTGCTTACGGACATAAGATTATCTCCCGAGGCAATTTCAATGGATCCTGAGGTCAGGCTCGCGCTAATCGCCGTGCCGTCCGCTTGATTGTTTCCTTTTTCGTGTTCATATACCTGAGAAGCTCCCGCCGTCAGACCCAGAATGGTTGCGGAATTGGCCATTAAGGTCGTGCTGTATTGAGTGGCGATAGGCTGTTCATATACCTCTGCCGCCAGCCAAGTAGTTCTGTCAAGGCTGATGGTATACCACGTATTTTCCAAATAATTATAGACAACTCCTCTGTCAATTTGAGTGGCGTTCTCCGTGGCGTAATACCAAATAATTTCATTGAATTCGCTGTTCAGTCCACATGCAATGTCATTTCTATTAGTGAAACTCATATCATCAAAGACATAATCCTGTACGGAACAAGGCATTTTTTTAACCACACCATCATACATGTAAAAGGAATTCTCCCCCATCCAGTAGGCTTTACCATTTACATCTATGCAGGCGTGTTGAGCTATAAGTCCGCAGTTAGCCCCTAACTGACGCTGTCCGAAAGTGTAAGGAGTTCCAACAAATTGAACACCGTGCAAGGATTTATCCGTCCACACAAGAATCTGCCCTGTTGATTTAACTCCTCCGACAATTCGTGATCCATCCGCAATACGAAGAGATCCCGCTTCATTTGTCGCCACTGGCGTCCAGTCCGTCAAGTCCTCCCTGTCAGACCATCTAAAAAACAAGTCATCCTGCGTGGCCGTGTTTGCAATCGTTGTCTCTGTTCCAAAACAAAATAAATGTCTAGTATCAGCCGATACAAGACTAAATCGTGATGCCGTAGGGGCGTTTGAAACAACTACAGCTCTGACACTCACACCTCCTGAAAGATCCCATTTGTAGGTTGACCCATTAATGACCGTTGCAATCAAATCTTCACCGAAGTTATCAAGTGACCAGTTGCGTCCGTAAATCACCACTGCTGATGATGAACGTGGCGTTCCCCATGTGCTGAGTCCCCATGTGGCAGTGCCCCATCCATATCCATAAGTGGATGTTGCCAGTCCGATGCTGAGTTGATAATTAGCGTTTCCTGTCCCTCCTCCACCAGCCGTGGATCCTGACGCCGTACTTGTATGGGTAACGGTATAGTTATCTGAATCCGTGATGGTGGTGATTTCAAACTCATTGTTCATATCCAAGCCGTCAATGGCGGAGAATGAATCAAAAGTCACAAAATCTCCCTGTTCAGCTCCGTGCGCCGTATCCGCTACGGAAACAGTCGTCGTGCCGTTGGTCGTGAAAGGATTGGTAAGGGCGTCTGGCCCTGATCGTATGGGAGTGACGTCATTGAATATTCCACCTCCAAAAACATAGAGTTTCCTGTCAGTCCCCAAGGCGAGATGCCTTTGTCCGTCCAAACTGATCCACGCATGCGTATCACGGACCACGCCCACCACTGTTGTATTAGGATTGGGAAGATAATCCCATCCGTTCCATCTCTCAGGTTTTCCGTAGTGAAAACGTACAAAATCAGAATCAATGTAGCGTCGGTCGTCTCCCGCCGCGTAAGGTGAGTCTTGCTTATCTATTCCTGGCTGAAATTTTAAATCGGTTAATTGCATAATTCCACATAATAAGTTACTTCTTCGTTGGTGGCAAGAATTGAGTACCTACATTTCCCCTAAAAGCGTAAGTTCCATAATGTGTGAGTCCACTCATTATGTCCGCATAAACAGCCCCACCAATTTTCTGCCATAATCTACAGAATGCATAGTCCTCTGACAAGTATCTTTTTGAATCGGGATCAATCATCGTGTCAAAAAAGGCGTAGTTCCAGTCTGATGTGTTGTGACCTTTAAATTTGTTCTCATGAGGCTGACCCAGGTGCTGGTCATTGGCAAACTTGAGATGCGGATAGGCTATTTTCATTTTCTTGAACACATTTCTCTTAATAAGCATAAAGCCGGTGGGCGCGTCCATAACCTCAATGAATCCTTTCTGCATTTCAATATGCTCAGGATTTTTGACATTTAAGTTATATTGCAGAGAAAAAGCGTGCAACTCCTCAGGAGTAATATCAGGTTTTTCTATGACTTTCTTTTTCACCTTATTCCAATCAATGGCTTTGCGTGGATAAATGGAGGCTACCACTTCCTTATCCATATCAAGCATCCGAAAGATTGTTTTAGGATCAAAACCGATATCAGCATCAATGAACATTAAATGCGTGTATTCTTTTTCATCGTCCATGAACAATTGAACCAGAGTATTGCGAGCCCTAGTCACCAATGATTCATTTCCAATGGTGGCAAACTGCAATCCTATTTGTTTTCGTATGCATTCAGCCATCAATCCCATACAGCTTTCAAAATAATTTGTTGTCAACATTCCTCCATAACAAGGAGTTGCGACAAATATTCTTGTAGAAGGTTTTTTATTTGCTTTTTGTACCATAACTTACCGTTAAATATTCAATATGAGTTACCCATCCTTTAGGAATAGAGACTACCCCTCCCCCTTGCTGATCATTTTTTTCTGAAGTCCAAGATCTCATAATAATAACTTTTTCAGGATTATTTACCATCATCCATCCTACATCTTGACATATGGCCAACGGTGCGTGGAGAATATCTTTTAGTTCAAGCCACCCTGTTTCCATATCACGAGCATCCGTCCATGTCACACGGACCATCGGGACATTCTTAATATCAATCACGTTTGCTTATAAAACTCTTTGTTACGTAATGTTTCAGCGTTTCCGGCTTCAGTACCTGGCTTTTTAACAAGTTCAAGATTGAAAGAAACCGATCGTCTCTCCTGCCCCTTGGTTCTAAAAGGATAGACGCCGTGTGACAGCCAATTAGGGAATAGGAATATGTCCCCTACTTGAGGACTATGCTGCAGCTTATGACCATTGAAGGTCGCCGCTTGACCATGAAAAAAAACAACATCTCCCACTGTTGGGTAATGGTCCTCTTTCTTGTATTCCTCTTTCAGTCCAGGGGGTATGCGTAAATAAATAATTCCTGACAGTTGTCCTTCGTGAATGTGCATAGGATTAAAGTCTCCCGCCCACTGACTAACCATCCACATTGATTGAATGATGAGCTTGCCTACAAACGCAGGACTGATGGTCTCATTTGCAGGGGGAATGGAGATGTAAGCCTTTACCATTTCTCCTATGTAATCAACCACAGGCTTAAATTCTTTTGTACTCATCCACGACTGAGGAAAGCGCACTTCCTTTTGAACATTGCCCGCTAGATTTTGCGCGTGATTAAACTCTTTGGAAAGCTGTTCGCTTCCCAGCATTTTTGATGCTTTCTTATCCAATAAATCAATAAGATCCATGGGCACTGTTCCTTTGATGATAGTGGGACCAAACGGCCTAATAGCCTCAAATGTATGATTAAAAAGTGGTGGGGTTTCTGTCTTAACTTTCTTTGCCATATTTATCTATTGTCATATACCAAGAATTTGACTATAAATATAGAATAAAATTGGCGAATCACAATACTTGACATTTATCAAGTACATCAAGTCTGGCCTTCTTGCTCTCCCAACAAAAATTAGTTGCTATTAAAGGATTATGCATGATTAATGAACAATTTCTTGAGACAATTCCCCGATATGGCATTGGTGGATTGGTCGGCAAGTTTTTTAAAAGCGTAAAAAAAGTCGTAAAAAAGGTGGCTCCCATTGTAGGTGGAGGCATCGGCTTTATGATTGGTGGCGCCGCAGGCGCTGGTATTGGCGCTGGTATTGGTGGACTTGTCGCGGGACAGAAACCAGAAAAAGCCCTTCAAACGGCCATGCTCGGATACGGCATTGGTTCTGTCGCGGCAACATGGGGACCTTTATCTCAATACGCAGGAGCAGGATTTGGATCTTCAGGTACAATGGGTATGGGGGATAAATATAATGTATTAAAGGGGATGGGTTTTGGCGCTGGCGCTGATCCTGTCACAGCAGCTTATACAGGAACTGATCCTGTTAAAATAAAAGCACAAGCTATTTTAAATGATCCAAACTCAAGTCTTGCAGATGTTAATTTAGCTAATAGTATTTTAAAACCTGCATCAGGATTATCAAAAGGACTGACAACCGCAGCGTTGGCATCCATTCCTCTCACTTACTTGGATGCAAAAGCACAAGCCGAGCAAATGGGTGACACAGATCCAAGCGCTCTTAATCCATTCTACTATCAAAACCCAGAAGAATTCCAGATCGCCAATGTAGCGGGCAACCCTTACTATTACCCTGAACTTCAAGAACAGTTTGGAGTTCCTGTCGAGGATCTTCCGACCGAGTTCATACGGAGTGCGGAAGGTGGTACTGTTAAACTAGCTAATGGAACAAATAGATATTTCCCACGCAAGACGGGACCCATCAATGGTCCTGGCACGGGTAAAAGCGATTCCATTCCAGCGATGCTGAGTGACGGGGAATTCGTGATGACGGCGCAAGCGGTACGCAACGCCGGTGGCGGAGACAGGCGCAAAGGCGCGAAACGTATGTACGATGCGATGAAAAATCTTGAAAGAAGGGCTGCATAATGGTTGAAGAATATATCAACAGGGAGGCTCCTGACATAGAGGCACGTAAGCTTGGCTTAATGGATACAGCTAAAGCGTTAGCTGAACAAAAACTTACTCTTCCTCAATATCAACTCGCGGGTTTCACCACGCCTGAACAAGACGCTTTTCTAAAAGCACAGCAAGGCATCGGAGGCTATGTACCTTACCTTAACTTAGCGGGACAGGGAATCGCCCAGGGACAGGCAACCACGCAAGCGGCTCAGAATTTACTAGGAGGCATTACAGGCGCTCCTACCACGACACAATTACAGCCTTACCTTAACCCCTTCCAACAGCAAGTCATTGACCAGACGATGCAGGAATTGGACAAGAGAGGGGCGACAGCACAGCAAAATTTAGCAGGACAAGCGCAACAAGCAGGCGCTTTTGGAGGATCACGGTTTGGTGTCCAAGGAGCTGAACTACAAAGAGGATTACAAGACGCACGTGCGCAAGCACTCACTCAATTGAACGCCCAAAACTACGCACAAGCGATGGGGGGATATCAAAATCAGATGGAACGCCAACGATTGGCGGGACTTGGAATCGGCGCCCTTGGTCAGCAACAAGCTGGATTGGGAGGACAATATGCAGGTTTGGGACAAATGGAACAACAACTAGCGGGACAAGACATTCAGTCCCTACTTGGTATCGGAGGCATGCAACGTCAACGAGAACAACAACTTTTGGATATGCAACGGCAAAATGCGTTGCAAACGATGTATGAACCATATCAGCGATTGGGTTTCTATGGTGATATCTTGGCACAAGCGCCAACTTCACAACAAGTCATCCCGACAGCTACATCGCCTAGTATCAGTCCGTGGCAACAAGCTATTGGAACAGGTATTGGCGCTTTAGCGGGCATCGCCGGGGCGAGAAGAATGGGAGTAGTATAATGGCAGTTTTAAACAGACAAATGTTTCGTCAACCGTTTCCCGTGGTTCGTCGTATGGCGGGTACACCTCAAGAAGGGGAAGTTACGGTTGAAGATTATATTGATAAGGGCTACGACACGTATGAATATACGGCGGATCAGGCAAAAGATAAGGGGGGAATTTTGCAGTGGCTCAAGAAACAAGGAAAAAAAGTAGGCGATTTCATGGAGACTGGTTGGGCGGATCGTGAAGACCTATTGTTTATCGGCAATGAATATTTTGATCCCGATGATCCGAACTTCAGGCTCTTTATTGAAAATAATTATATGCAAGAGGGTGACAGTTTCATTGAGGGCATCGAAAAGTTCAGGGAGTTTGTCGAGACATCAAGCGGCAGAGGGGATGACACGAAAACATTAATAGAAGCGCAAAAGTTTATTGTTCCAAGACAAGCAGGTTCCCCACCTATGGGAGAGATTAGTGATAGATTTGGAGAACAAAGAATAAATGAATTAATGGAAGTGCCATTAAGTGATACTGGTGACTTGTCCAAACAATGGGATCGTGATGAAGGTGTTTCTCAGTTTACGATGGAAGACTTTATAAAACTAGAAGCACCAAATTATCATACGGAAGGAGTTTTAAAATTAGTGCAGGCATTTGGCACTCCAGATGAAATAGAAACAATGATAGATATTACAACAAAAGTACTAAACAATCAAAGTACTAAAG